TTCTTCCTGCAACCAACACCCGAAATCTTTTATCACTATTGAATACCTCCCCCTGTGCATACCTTAAACTGATTTCTTGCTGTTTTGTAGCCGTCATACACCCAAAAATAACAGAAAATTCAACTTATACCCCCCTTTTATAGCCTATTATCTCTTTTTTAGGTTATTATTCGATTAACAACCCTTTACAAGATCAAGTCCGTGGCTTCTTCTATCTTCCCAGAAAATATAATTAATAATCCAATAGCAAATCCAGCTAAAAAAAGAACTAGATCTACAGCTTACGAAGTTCAAAAACGATCTCAACGTCTATATTCACGCCAACTTGAAGGAAAAACTACTCGCCAGTTAGTAATAGAACACGCAAATATAGAACAAGTTTCAGAAACTACTGCCTGGGAAGATTGGAATAGAGTTAAAAAATGGAATGATGAAGATTGGCAAAAAGACAGAGAAACTTTACTTCCTCGTTTACAAGCAATGAGAGTAAGATTATTCAATAAAGCAGTAAAAAAAGGCCAATTACAAACAGCAGCACAAATTCTCGATAGTCTAGGAAAAGTAATAGGCGAATCTGTAGAAACAGTTAATATCCAAGCTCCAGAACTTTCAATAAAAGTAGAACCAAAAAATTAAACGAAATATATTTAAGTTCCCCACGCTAGCCTAGAAAAAAAATTTATTACTTACAGTCCCCCCAAGTCCACAGAAGCCCTCAGAAGTCCATAGAAGTGTCATAGAGTAGACATAAGTTCATAGAAGTCTTAAGAAGTCCATAAAAGTAAATAGAAGTATAAAAAAATTACTTGGAGTCCATAGGAGTAATTAAAAATAATTATTATAAACTTATTGCACTTTTACATAACTTAAGAGTATACTATTAATAGTTATGTATTTTAAATTATTCTTATGGTTTCATTTTTCTTACTTGCTTTTATGCAATTAGAAAAAATTACTATAGAAAAATCTGACAATACATAACTTTCTATATAACAAAATTATTCTTTCATTACTTCCAAAATGAACTATTCAAAGATTGATTTATTTCCAGTCTCAAGGACTGAGCAAATAGACACAAAGCACGCAAGTGTCTATATAAACATTGATTCTTACGAAAAAAATGTTTCTATCTCTGACGGCATTAACACTCTAAACATTGTTATCGATCAGGAAAAAATGATGCGAGCATTCTTATATTCTCTAGGTAATGTCAGATGCAAATATGACGATGCTAAAAGACAATTTATGACCAAAGTATTAGAAGAAGCTACTAAGCAATTAGTAAGTTCTACTACTTCAGGAAGTCCTGAAAGGGAGAGACTAGAAACATTCTTAGCTAATTCTTTTTCAAATAAGGAGACAGTAAACAATGACTAGTAAAAGAATCAAACAAGAGCAGATTAAAGTTACTTTGCCTAGTGAGTTACACTCTCAGCTAGTAACCAAATCTATTGATGTATTGGGAGAGGTTAATCTTTCCCAATACTTAAGAATGTTAATTAGGAGAGATTTAAAACAATGAAATTAAAAATTCAATTAACTTGCTATTTAATTTTAATAGTTTCAATTTGTTTAACAGGCTTTGAGATTTTCCAAAGCCTTAACAAAATTCAAAACACTTACTTACAAAACTATTCGGAGATTTTAAAAAATGACTAAAACAACAATTGAAAAATTTAACGGCGGATTTACTATTTGTAATCCATATGCAAGTAAAATAAAATTTACTTGTTTAGATGGTGAAGTAATAGAAGTTCCCGAACTTAGCTTAAGATTAATTCTTACTAGATTATATTGTTCTTATACTAGGGACATATGCGGCTTAAGAGGTTCGGCGGTTAGCTGGTTAAATTATCAGTTTGGGGTTAAAAAGACTTATAAATTTTGGCAAAAGGCATTTAAAGAAAACGGATGTTTTGAAGCTCTCAAGATTAAAGAACCTAAGTTCTAAAACTTCAGTATTAAAAATAATTAACCCTAGAGAAAATCTAGGGTTATTTTTTTTGGCAATTTTTTTTTCAATTTTTTTTTCAAAATTTTTCCATTTTTTTTTTTTTCTAAAAAAATTTAATTAATAAAAAATAATTAATTAATAAAAAAAATTATTAATAAACTGAATGAAAAAAAATGAATGAAAAAAAGTGAATGAATTTTAATAAGTTGAATGTTTTTTATTAGCATGATGTTATACTGATAATGTAAATCTATTTTATTTATGACTCTAACACTTATTGAAGAAGTCAAAGAAACAGCTATTGACTATCTAAAAGACAATGTATGTGATGACACTTACGGGTGTGATCTACATAATGAAATTTTTAACACTGACTATTTTTGTTGCTATACGTCAGATTGTAAAAAGTATCTTGAACAATATGGCATATTTGAAGCTGTAGAAAAAGTTCAAGAGTATGAAAAATTTAATTTTGGAGAAGTTACAACAGATTTAAGCGATCCTTTCAAATTGCTTAATATGTTGGTTTATATTCTCGGAGAAGAATTTTTATCTAATTCTCATACATTAAGTAATACTTATTGGAATGAGTATATACCTGAGAATGAATACAAAACAATTATTGAAGAATTACAAGAGTCTTAAAAACAAGACTCTTTTTTATTCTCTATAGTTTACATATAAACTATTTATATATATACTATTTACATAACATCATAAATTATTATGACCACTTCCAAAAAACAACAAAAACCCATGAATGGGCAACCCATGAATGAATTAATTTTTCAGTCAATAATGGGAGAATATTTAATTGATCCTAGTGAATACTATGAAAATCAAGGTATTCGTAGAGCATATGCCATGAATGATGAGTCCATGCTTAGAAAAATTCTTGAATGTGAGTATTGATTATGAAATTATCTCAATTAAAAACTATTGATATTAATGCTAAAGAATGGCATGACAAGATTAATGGTAATTCTTACTTTTCAAGTGACGTAATTCTTAATTATGGCATGAATAGCCAAGAAACAATTAAAGTACCTTTTCAATACGGGTATGGAGATCATTATATATATCAAAGTTTAAGGGAAATTCAAAAATTATTTCCTAAGTCAAAATGGTATAAAGAAAATTTATTAGGTAAATATCAAATACAAGATGAATACAAAATAATTATTAGAAATTCAATTAAAACTAATTGTTTAAAAAAGGAATTAAACAAATGAATTGGACTTCAAAAGAAAAATCTAAGTATTGGAATAAAGCATATCAAGAGTATTCTCTCGAGAGTGGTTTATCTCTTAAAGACTTAAGTAATTGGATTAAAGTTAATCCTTATGTAGCTTTATATATACAAAATAGAGCTATTGAATTTTTAAAGGAGAATAATTAATTATGCAAGAAATAAATTTACAAAAAATAAAATTAGTTGAAACTCTTGTTAACTTTTATCTATCTAAAGATGAAGTATCAGATAAGTTTTTTAAATCAGATATTGTTTGGTTCGCTACTGGTTTAACAATTAATGAATTTGAAGCGTGTAAAGCTGTAGCTGAAGATTTATACATTAAGGAGGTATCTAAATGAATAAATTAGAATCAACAATACCTTTTGATGGTTTTTATGAATCATTTATTAGTGCTGATATAGACCATCAAATAGGGCAACAAATAGAATGGGATACCGATATATATGATTTAAATGAAGATGAGCAACAAGTATTAGAAGATAGTTATTTAAGTGTCAATAGATCATATTTTTATAATCAAATAGCTGAACACTATACAGATTTATATATATATGCACTTAATGAAAGATTAGAAGTATTTAAATTAAATGCTAAATTTAAATTTTTTACAAGTCCTAGAGAATATAACTTTGAAACAGATAGAATTTTTATAGATATTGAAAAAAATCATGCCATAGATTTTATTAAATATATAATTAAAAACTATAAAAAACAATTAGAAAATAAGATAAAAGAAAGATTTACAAGTAGATCAGGTTTTTGGTCACATTATAAAAATGGATTAGATTTATGGACTCAAGATTATTCAGAATGGGATCATAACCAAATAGGAACTTGTTTTGAATTATTTGATTTTGATGAATTACATTTTTATGAATCATTATCTGAAACAATAATGCTTAACTTAGGAAATACGTTAGGTCAAGATGGTATAGATCTATTAGATAAAAAACAAAAAGAAAAAGATAAAAAAGAATTAATTGATAAACAACAACTAAAACTAAATTTTAATTATGAATAAATTAACTAACAAAAAAGCCTATGAAATTATTAGAGATAATACTAATTGGGCGTGGGTATATCCCCAAGACGTTAAATTTAAATATGGATGGATATTCCATAGGACTAGAGATTGCTTAGATGGAGAATACCATAAGTGCAAAGATGCTATTGATTGCTATGCAACTGATAGTCTTTATTCTTATGAACATACTGGTTGCCAGTTAGAAAATTTTGAATGTTGCAACTTTGATGAAAGTCCATTTAAAGCGAAAAATGAAGAAACAGTTATTAAAACTATAAATAACTTAAATAGAAGTTATTACAGATATAAAACAGATAGATTTATAGAAGAAATTTATGGATTAGTTTATGGTGGTTTAGGTAGTGATGCTGTAAAAAAATATTCAAGAGAGGATTTATTATATAAATTAGAGGATTGGTCATACAAGATATATAAGTTAGGAGAAGAAAAATGACTTATCAATGTAAACAAGTTGATATAGGAGATAAATGCGTAGAGTGTTTAAAACCTACTTCATTTGGTACTGGTTTATTTGTAAACAGAATACCTGCTAGTACTGAAGAATATATAGGGTGGTTATGTCCAGAATGTAACTGGTATGAGTGTGATCGCTGTGATAAAAGAATTTATGATGAAGATGATTGCACTCCTTATGATGTTTATTTAGATCATGAACCAACAGAATTTTCTGATGGT